ATGGTTGCCAATGACGATGACGCCAATCTCTCTGTCGACCAGCGCCGCCGCGAGGTGATCGCCATCCTCGCGACGGGCGCGATGCGATGGCACCGCCGCGCCAAGGCGACGGGCCTTGTTGTTAACGCGGTTGCAGCGACCCCCGACGCCCCGAAGTCGGAGCATCAAGAAGAAGCGGACATCGAACTTGAACTGGGCGAGGGAGCCGGCCTCAGTGTGTCTGACCGTACCGCGCGTTAGCGGTGCGGGCATCTGGAGACCTGCCCATGACGACAACCGTTTCGAAGGACCTCGCGGCGCTGGAAAAGATGACGATCGGCGAACTGCACGATCGCTACGCCGAGCTCTTCGGCGAGCGGATTCAGAGCCGCCATCGCGTTTACCTCGTCCGCCGCATCGCGTGGCGTATCCAGGCCAACGCCGAAGGCGGCTTGTCCGAACGAGCCCGTGTCCGAGCGGCCCAACTCGCCAACCCGACCGACGTGCGGCGTACGCCGCCCAAGTGGGCGACGCTCGGGGAGGCCCCCAAGGACGCCAAGAAGGTCGCCCTCGCCGCCACGGCGGACCCACGGCTACCACCCGCGGGAGCGGCGATCGTCCGGGACTACCGGGGCCGGACGGTGCGGGTCGTGGTGCTGGCAGACGGGTTCGAGTTCGAGGGTGAGCGGTACCGCTCCCTGTCGGCGATCGCCAAGGCGGTCACCGGATCGCACATCAACGGATTCCGGTTCTTCAACCTGGAGGGCCGTCGATGAGCCGAGGCACCCAGAACGGAAAGCACGCCGCCCCTCCGCCTCCGCAATGTCGCTGCGCGATCTACACCCGAAAGTCGAGCGAGGAGGGTCTCAAGCAGGAGTTCAACTCCCTCGACGCCCAGCGCGAGGCGGCGGAGGCGTACATCGCCAGCCAGCGGAACGAGGGATGGTCAGCGCTTCCTGATCGATACGACGACGGCGGATTCTCCGGCGGCAACGTCGATCGGCCCGGCCTCAAGAGCCTGATGGCCGACATCGAGGCGGGCAAGATTGACTGCGTGGTGGTCTACAAGGTGGACCGTCTGTCGCGGTCGCTGATGGACTTTGCGCGGCTCATGGAGGTCTTTGATCGCCACAAGGTCTCGTTCGTCTCGGTTACCCAGCACTTCAACACGACCCATTCGATGGGCCGGCTCACGCTCAACATCCTCCTGTCGTTCGCCCAGTTCGAGCGTGAGATCATCGGCGAGCGCATCCGGGACAAGATCGCGGCTGCGAAGAAGCGGGGCAAATGGGGAGGTGGTCCGCCGCCGTTCGGGTACGACGTTGATCGCTCCAACGGGAGCCCTCGCCTCGTGGTCAATCCGGCAGAGGCGTCGCGTGTGCGACACATCTTCGAGAGATACCTCGAACTCGGGTCGCTGTTGGCGGTCGGCGAAGATCTTTGCAAGCGCGGTTGGAAGACCAAGTCGTGGCGAACGAAGGCCGGAGTGGTGCGCGGCGGCGTGGAATGGGACCGGCACTCGGTGTACTGCACGCTGACGAACCCGATCTACATGGGCAAGGTGGTCCACAAGGGCGAAACGTACCAGGGCCAGCACGAGGCCATAGTCGAGGAGGAGACTTTCCGACGTGCGCACGTGCTGATGCAGAAGAACTCACGGACCCGTGGGAATGAGTTGAGAAATCAGTTCGGGGCGCTCTTGCGCAAGCTGCTGTACTGCAAGGGGTGTGGCAGCGCGATGGTGCACACCTTCACCCGGCGTGGGAACAAGGCGTATCGGTACTACGTCTGCTGCAACGCCATCAAGAAGGGCCGCGCTCGTTGCCAGACTGGTTCACTGCCCGCCCTTGAGATCGAGAAGGCAGTCGTCGAACAGATCCGGTGCGTCGGCCAGGACCAGACCGTTCTGGAGGAGACGCTTTCGGCATCGCGGGCGCAAGCAGACGCGGCCATCGAACAGTTGGACGCCGAGCTGCGCATCGTCAACCGCGGTCTGGGTCGCAATCACGCCGAGATCCGCCGCCTGGCAACGACCGAGCCAGCGTCGTCCGCTTCCGCGGGCCGCATCACCGACCTCAACGACCAGATCCGTGAGGCGGAGCGGCGGGCCGGCGAGATTGGGGCCGCCGTAGAACGACACCGAGCGGAAGTGCTCTCAGCCGAAGACCTCCACGCGGCGTTTGCCGACTTCGACAACGTCTGGACCGCGCTCACGCCCCGAGAGCAGGTCAGGATGCTCCAGTTGCTGATCAACAAGGTCGTATTCGACGCCCTGGACAGCAGCATCGAGGTGTCGTTCTACCCGTCGGGCGTGAAGGCGCTGGTGGGCGGGGCAGCAGAAGGACCGGAGGCCCAGGCATGATCACCGTCAAGACGAAGGTCTTCTTCAACCGCGCCGCCCACGGGCGCAAGACGATTGACACGAAGCCCGCCGCGCGAGTGGCCGTGGACCCCGGCCGCGTGCCGCGTATCTCCCGCCTGATGGCGCTGGCGATCCACTTCGACGAGATGATCCGCGCCGGGAAGGTCGCCAACATCTCCGAGATCGCCCGCCTGACGCACGTGACCCAGCCGCGGATCACGCAGTTGATGAATCTCTGCCACCTCGCGCCGGACATTCAGGAGGAGATTCTGTTCCTGCCGCTGGTGATGAGTGGGCGCGATCCCGTCCACGAGCACATGCTGCGCGACGTGGCCTGCGTGATGGACTGGATGGAGCAACGGCGGCGATGGGGATCGCTGCCGCGCCGCTGACAACTACTTCTTCTTGTTGTCATAGCGCCCCGTGTCGCCGTTCCCCTTCTTGGGCATGACCTCGACTGACGACCCTCGGGGGTTGGCCTTGGCCTGATCGACAGACTTCAGGCGGCCCGTCTCGTTGTCCCGACCGATCTTGAATCCCTTGGACTTCGACATAGCGACTACTCCATTTTGACGCGGGCTGTCGGATCTACCCTGATCCGCTGGCTTTGACCCGCTGGTTATGATACTCTGTCCACGTTCACTGAACATGGACGGAGTACAAAATGGCCAAGCGGACCCCCAAAAAGCCCAAGGACGAAGCCCCGCAGAACGGGACGGCACAGCTCATGAAGGAGCTGTGGCAGGCCGCCGTCAACCTGCGCGGTTCGATCGAGCCCGCCGACTATAAGCGGTACGTCTTGCCCATCATCTTTCTCCGGTTCCTGTCGCTCCGCTACGAGCGCCGCCGCGAGGAACTCGAGGCGTTGCTCGCGGACCCGAAGAGTGACTACTTCACCAAGGACGCGAAGGCCCGCGCCCGCATTCTGGCCGACGCGGACGAGTACCGCGCCGCGGGTGCTTTCATCGTCCCCGAGAAGTCGCGCTGGTCGTACATCCTCCAGCACGCCCAGGCGGACACGATCAAGAGCATCCTTGACGACGCCCTCGAACTTCTGGAGAAGACCTACCCCGACAAACTCCGCGGCCTGCTGCCCCGCATCTACGCCGGCTCGAACCTCGACCGCGAGGGTGTCACCGGCCTGATCAACCTGTTCTCGAAGGACATCTTCAAGCAGGGCATGAGAGGGCCGGACGGCTTGGGGGGCGGCGAGGACCTGGTCGGCCGCGTCTACGAGTACTTCATCGGCGAGTTCGCCAACAGCGAGGGCAAGCGCGGCGGCGAGTACTTCACGCCCGTCTCGATTGTCCGCACGCTCGTCGCCATGCTCGAGCCCGAGGGCGGCGTCGTGTACGACCCCTGCTGCGGCGCTGGCGGCATGTTCGTGCAGTCGGACGTGTTCACGAAGCACTCGGGCCGCCTGTCGTTCATCGGCCAGGAGAGCAAGGACTTCACGTACCGGCTGTGCCGGATGAACCTCTTCATCCACGGCATCGACGGCAACATCCAACTCGGCAGTTCGTACTTCAACGACCTGCACGCCGACACGAAGGCCGACTACGTCATCGCCAATCCCCCCTTCAACGACGGCGCGAAGGGCGAGGACGGCTGGGGCGCTCACCGCATCACGAGCAAGGACCCACGGCTGGACTTCGCCAAGCGTGCGGGCGCGAACGGGACTATTCAGAGCGCCCAGACGGCGGGCCAGCCCATGCCGCTCTCGCCCCGCAACGCCAACACCATGTGGATGATGCACTTCCTGCATCACCTCCGTGACCCGGATGGAAAGAAGCACGCCGGAGGTACCGCCGGTTTTGTCATGGCCACGGGCGAACTCTCCAACAGCGAGTTGCACCGGCTCGAAGTCCGCAAAGCGCTCGTCGAGCACGGGTACGTGGACTGCATCGTGCAGCTCACGGGCCAACTCTTCGCCAACACGCAGATCCCCTGCTGCCTCTGGTTTCTGTCGAAGAACCGTGGCGGCGGCGGCGGCTTCCGCGCGCGGAAGAACGAGATCCTCTTCATCGACGGCCGCAAACTCGGCGTGCTCATCCCCGGCTCGCGCAAGCAGAAGCAACTCTCGGCGGAGGAAGTCGAGAAGATCGCATCGGTCTACCGCGAGTTCAAGCGGAAGAGCACGCCCGCCGAGGTCGCGGGCTTCTGCAAGGCCGCGATGATCGATGAGATCCGCGAGCACAACTACGCCCTGACGCCGGGCCGCTACGTCGGCGCGGCCGAGAGCGATGACCCCGATGAGCCGTTCGAGGACCGCTTCCCGCACCTGGCGGCGACCCTGGATGAACAGTTCAAGCAGTCGGCCGCGCTGGAGAAGCAGATCCGGGCGAGCCTGGCCGAGGTGGCGGCGGCGATGGGAGCCACCGCGAAATGAACTTGTTAGGAATGCTTACACGTTGGACCGACGGGCAACTCTCCGGAAAGACCGGATGGTTCGCGCTGGCCCCCGGGCACGGCCCCGGCCCGAGCGGGGCTGCGCGCCGCAACGCGACGGACGAGTTGGCGGACGCGACGGATGAGTTGTCGCGTCGTCCGGATCAGTTGTCGCGTCGTCCGGGCGGGCTGGCGGGGCTGACGGATGAGTCGGCGGGTCGTCCGGGCCATCCGGCGGGGCCGCCGGGTGCGTTGGCGGGTCGTCCGGGCCGCCTGTCGCGTCGTCCGGCTGAGTCGGACGGTCGTCCGGTTGAGCCGGAGGATAGCGGGGACGGCGCACGGAGGTCCGGGGCGGCGCGCCGGGAGGGAGTAGACGGTCTTCGGGCGGGATTCAACGGCCCACGGGAGCGCGGCTTCCGCGCCCGGGGCGGCGGCCTCTTCGTCCCGGAGGGACGACGGGGTGTAGCCACGGGTGGAGCATCGCGCCGCGATGCGCAACCCGTGGACGGGACACGCGCGGATGGGTTCTGCCCCGGAGGGGCAGAGGAATCTTCGCCCGCGCGGCACGGGCGCGCGGGTGAGGACAGACGATTCCTCCGCCCCTGCCGGGGCGGGATTGATCGACACGACGGGTTCCACGGGTTGCGCGACGGTCAAAGCACCGTCGCTCCACCCGTGGCTACAGCCCTTGACCCCTCCGGGGTCGGCGAGGATGTGCCGGAGGGGCGGCCCCCCCACACGCCCCTCGGGCATCAGCGCACCGGCGGATCGGAGGTGCGGCGTGGGTGAAATCAAACTCGACGACATCTGCGAGGCGATCGTGGACTGCGAGCACAAGACCGCGCCGCTGACCGCGTTCGGCTACCCGTCGGTGCGCACCACAAACATCAAGAACGGGCGCATCGACTGGGACAACTGCAACCGGGTCGATGAGGCGACATACGAGGCGTGGACGCGGCGACGCGAGCCGAAGCCCGGCGACTTGATCCTCGCGCGAGAAGCGCCGGTGGGCGAGGTCGGCTTGATCCCGGAGGAACACAAGGCCGTACTCGGCCAGCGCACGGTTTTGATCTGCCCCGACAGGAGCAAGGTCGATCCCCGCTATTTGCACTTCCTGCTCATCAGTCCCGATGTGCAAGCCGACATGCTCGGCAAGGCCACGGGCTCGACGGTCGAGCATTTGAACATGAGCGACATTCGGGCGTTGCCGTTGCCCGAGTTGCCCCCTCTCCCCGAGCAGCGTTCCATCGCGCGGGTGCTGGGGGGGCTGGATGACAAGATCGAACTGAACCGGCGGATGAACCGGACGCTGGAGGACCTGGCGCGGGGGCTGTTCCGGTCGTGGTTCGTGGACTTTGACCCCGTGCTCCGGCGGGCCGGCGCGGCGGGGCCGCGCCCGGGCTCCACCCCCCACACGCCCCCGCACGCCCCCTGGCCCGCCCGACTCGTCGATTCCCCCCTCGGCCCCGTCCCCGAGGGGTGGAGGGTGGGGACGGTCTACGAACACGCCGACGTGATCTACGGGGCACCCTTCGCCTCCAGCAAGTTCAACACGGACGGGCGAGGACTTCCGCTGATCCGCATCCGCGATTTGTCAGACCACAACCCGGAGGTCTTCACCGACGAAGACCATCCGAAGGGCACTCGGATTCACGCGGGCGACATCGTGGTCGGCATGGACGGCGAGTTCAGGGCGCACGTCTGGCGAGGCCCCGAGTGCTGGCTGAACCAGCGGATGTGCCAGTTCAAGCCCAAGCGGGCCGAGGACGCGGCCTTCGTGCTCTACGCGATCGAACCGCTGCTCGCAGAAGTCGAGCGTTCGGAAGTCGGCACGACCGTGATTCACTTGGGGAAGGCGGATATGGATAAGTTCAAGGTCGTGTGCCCGCCCCGCGCGGTGATGGATGCGTTCGCCAAGATCGCGCGGCCCATGCTCGATCAGATGGTGGCCAACGGCATCGAGTCACGACGCCTCGCCGCGACCCGCGATGCGCTCTTGCCCGTCCTCCTGTCGGGTGAGGTGCGGCTCCGATCCAGCCGTCAGGAAGACCGCGCGGTGCGTGATGCCGAGCGGGCGGTGGGTGATTCGCTCCAACCCGCCGGGACGCCGCGCCGCGGCGATGGGATCACGCACCCGCGCACCGGGAAGGCGGCGTGCAGCACGAAAGGAAGGGCGTGACGCATGGCCTGGCACGGTTCTGAATCGCAGTTCGAGCACACCACCATCGAGCGGCTCAAGGCGCTCGGGTATGCCCATGTCCACGGCTCGGAGTTGGGCACGCCTACGTCCGGCTCCGCCGGGGGCGGTCGCGCCGATGAGGCCGAGGTGGTGCTGCGGGACCGCCTGCGGGCGTTTTTGGTCGCGCGGTATGGACGGACGGTGACGCGGGCAGACGGCCTGCCCGATGCGGCCATTGATCTGGCCGTGGCCAAGTTCGCCCGGCCCGAAGGGGTGGACACCATCCGCCGCAACGCCGCCCTGCACGCCATGCTGCGCGGGGGCGTGGAGATTCCTGTCGAGGAACCCGCGACGAAGACGACGCCCGCGCGCAAACGCATCGCGCATGTGTACGCCGTGGACTGGGAGAAGCCGGAGCACAACGAGTTTTTGGTCGTGAACCAGTTGGCCGTGCGCGGGGTGCGCGAGGATGCGGGCATGGCCGGGGGGAACGACCGCCGGCCCGACATCATCGTGTACGTGAACGGGCTGCCGCTGGTCCTGTTCGAGTTGAAAAACCCGTACGATGAGCACCCCACGGTGGCGGATGCGATCAACCAGATCGGCCACTACCGCCACGAGATCCCGCAACTCTTTGACCACAACGCGCTGTGCATCGCCTCCGACGGCGTGACCACGCTGCACGGCATGTGGACCGCCAGCGAAGAGTGGTACGCGCCGTGGAAGAGCATTGATGGGGTGAGCGTCGAGCGGGGAACGACGGGGAGCATGAAGACGCTGGTCGAGGGGCTGCTGCCCAAGGACCGGCTGCTGGCGTACATCCGCGACTTCATCGTGTTCGAGGGTGCCACGGGCGGCGGCGGCGCGGGGGGGGCCACGGGTGGCAAGATCATCAAGAAGGGCGGGAAGTACCACCAGTTCTTCGCGGTGCGGATCGGGGCGCGGAAGATCCTGGAGTCGGTGGCGAGCGCGAGCGCGGACAAGCGGCCCAGCGAAGCGAACAAGAGATTGGGCGTGATCTGGCACACCACCGGCTCGGGGAAGAGTTTGTCGATGTGCTTCCTGGTGGGGATGCTGCGGCGGGAGCCGTTGCTCAACAACCCGACCTTTGTGATCCAAGTCGATCGGACGGACCTGGACCAGCAACTGCACGACCAGTTCGTTTCGGCCCGCTCGCTGGTGGGCGATGTCAAGCACGCCAAGAGCGTCGAGGACCTGCGCGGGCTGCTCCAGACGCAGGGCGGTGAGGTGATCTTCACCACCATCGAGAAGTTCGCGCTGCGTGAGGGCGAGGCCGAGCATCCGGTGCTCTCGACGCGAGACAATGTGATCGTGATCGCCGATGAGGCGCACCGGAGCCAATACGGATTCACCAAGGGCTTTGCACGCTGGCTCGGGGCAGCGCTGCCCAATGCGCGGCGGCTGGGGTTCACCGGCACGCCCGTCTCGTTCAGCGGGGCCGACACCGTCGAGGTCTTCGGTGACCTGGTCCACATCTACGACATCCGCCAGAGCCAGGATGACAAGGCGACGGTGCCGATCTTCTACGAGCCGCGGCAGATCAAGCTTCATTTGAACAAGACGGATGTGGATGGGGCACTGGCGGAGATTGTTGAGGATGCGCCGATCGACGAGTTGGAGAGAAAGAAGGGCCAATGGGCTGCGCTGGCCAAGGCGGCGGGCGCGAAGGAGCGGATAGAACTGCTCGCGGCCGACCTGCTCGCACACTTCAAGGACCGGACGGCGACGCTCCAGGGCAAGGCGATGGTCGTCTGCATGATCCGCGAGAACTGCGTGCGGCTCTATGACGCGCTGCGGGCGTTGCCCGGATGCCCCGAGATCAAGGTCGTGATGACCGGCGACCTGGGCAAGGACCCCGAAGCGTGGAGTAAGGCCGGGCATCTGACGACCAAGCAGCAGCGCGAGGCGATCAAGAAGCGGATGATCGACGCGGACGATCCGCTGTCGATGGTGATCGTCTGCGACATGTGGCTCACGGGCACGGACATCCCCTGCCTGCACACTCTGTATGTGGACAAGCCCATGAAGGGCCACACGATGATCCAGGCGATCTCGCGCGTGAACCGCGTGTTCAGCGACAAGCCGCACGGGCTGATCGTGGACTACATCGGCATTGGCGATGAGCTGCGGGCGGCGACCGCGAAGTATGCCGGAGGGGGGGCAGCGGGTGGAGAGGATCACGGGAAGCCCGCGGGCGGGCTGGATGAAGACGCCCGGCCGCTGTTCGTGGCGGCGCTGGCCGAGGTGCGGTCGTTCCTTCCCGAAGGCGACGGGGGGGTGAACTACGGCGACTGGCGGCGGCTCTCGCCGATCGCGCTGGAGGACCGCTACGCGGCGGTCTATGGGCATCTGACCAGCGACGACGACCTGCGGGACCACTTCTTGGACGCCGAGCTGCGGCTGACGAGCGCATTCCTTCTCGTCAAGCACCTGGATGACTGCCGCGCCAGTGCCGACGAGGTGATCTTCTGTCAGCGGGTGCGCAAGCAACTCCTCAAGACGATCCGCGGGCGTGGACCTACCAGAGACATCGAGAAGGCGGTGCGGGACCTGGTGGATGACACCGTCGAGAGCGAGGGCGTGGTTGACATCTTCAAGGCCGCGGGGATCACGCGGGCCGACATCTCGATCCTCGACGACAACTTCCTTCAGACGTTTAAGGATCGGCCGCTGCCGGACCTTCGGCTCAAGTTGCTCGAGAAACTGCTCGCCGACGAGATCCACATGCGGGCCAAGAAGAACTTGGCCAAGGCGAAGACGTTCCGTGAACTACTCGAAGCGACGCTCCAGAAGTACCACAACCGGCTTATCGACGCGGCGGCCGTGATCCGCGCCATGATCGAGATCAAGAAGGACATGGAGGCATCGGATCAGCGGGCCGGGCAGTTGGGCTTGGCGGAGGATGAGCTTGCCTTCTATGACGCCGTCGCCATCAACTACGAGAACGTCTACGGCGTGGACTTCCTGAAGGGCCTGATCCACGACGTTGTGCAGAGCATCAAGCGAAACCTGAAGGTGGATTGGACCGAGCCGCATCGGGAGGACGTGAAGGCCGCAGTGAGAGCGGCGGTGCGGCGTGTTCTGACGAAACAGGGCGTGAAGGCTGAGGACTTTGATCGGCTGATGCCCGTGCTGATGGCACAGGCGGAGGCGTTGTACGCGGAGTGGCCGATCGCGGCCTGAGGAGTGATTTGTGAACGGACGACAGACATGAGCAAGAAACAACCAGCCTTTGGCGAGCTCATCCGCGAGAAGCGGCTCGCGAAGGGTCACAGCCTGCGGAAGTTCGCGGAGCTCATCGACGTGAGCCCAACCTATCTCTCGCTCGTCGAGCAGGGAAAGGTGGAGAGCCCTCCGACCGCCGAGCGGGTGCGTCGGATGGCGGAGCTCCTCGGAGAGAACCCAGATGAGCTGATGTCATTGGCCGGCCGGATGCCGGAGGACCTTCGCGGAATCATCCAGAGCGAGCCGGAAGAGATGCCTCAGTTGCTGCGGGCGGCAAAGGGTTTGACGGCAGACCAGTTGAAGGCGCTGTCGGCACAGGCCAAGAAGATGCAGAAAGAGGAGCAATGATGGCGCGACCTCCTGCCAAGACCGAACGCGTGCCGTGGTTGCGCGAAGAGAACATCGAGGCCGAAGCCGAGACGCTCTTTGCGCTGTGGCAGAAGGCCCACGGCGAGGTCTCTGAACCCCCGGTTCCTGTCGATGAGATGATCGAGCTGCAGCTCAACCTGCGGTATGAAATAGATGACCTGCAGAAGCGATTCGGTCACGGCGATGTACTGGGAGCGATCTGGTTCAAGGAGCAGCTCATCCGGGTCGACCGGAGCCTTGATCCAGTCGAGCATCCGCGCATGCTGGGGCGCTACCGGTTCACGCTCGCTCATGAGATCGGCCACTGGCAGCTTCACCGGAAGGTCTTTCTCCGCGACGAGACACAGATGTCTCTGACATCCGCACTGGATGCGCCCGCGTTCGTGTGCCGCTCGACCGACCAAGCACGTGAAGAGGTACAGGCGAACATGTTCGCGGCGTACCTGCTCATGCCGCGTGACCTCGTTCGCCTTGCGTGGATCAAGTGGCGGCGCGCCGATGACGTGGTGTGTGTGCTTGACCTTGACGCGCCAACGTCCTCCGGAAGTGTGAAGGCACAGCAGGACGCTGCGATGCAACGCTTCTCGAAGCCATTCGCTGAGCAGTTCCATGTGTCTGCCGAGGCCATGAGTTACCGCTTGGAGGCGCTTGGGCTCCTCACTCGTGATCGATCCCTGTTTGGTTGAACCCCCAGTGTTCTTGTGCGCAGTGCGTTTACTGTTCACGGGACATGGACATTTGGAGGCCCTGAAATGGCCAAAGACTTTGATCCGCGTCGCATCCTCCGCAAGATCTCCAACTCGCTCACCCGCGTGTGCTTCGAGCACGCCGGCGTGGTCGAGGGCATCCCTTGGGACGACCTGGGCGAGACCCAGGTCGAGCCCATCTTCGCCGCGTGGCAGAAGATGCCCGACGACAAGCGCCGGCTCATCCAGCTCGTGCTCCAGGACATCAACGAACTGGCGGACGAGCGCGGAGTGAAGGTGCTGGTTGAGGAGATCCAGCGCATCGCGCCCGATCGCCTCGCCGAGTTCGACGCGATTGTCGGCCAGGCCGACCGCGCGATGTGGACGTACCTCAACGTCAAGATGGCGTTCGTCGTCGCTGCCTACTTCGCACGGGCGGAGGCCCTCTCCACGGGCCGCTACTGGATCACGCGGAACAGCCTGCCGAAGGAGGCGATCGCGGTGGATGATTCCCACAAGGCGGCGCTGAAGGCGGCGCTGGCGGAGTTCTACTGGGATCGCCAGCTGCGCGGCAAGATCTGTGAGATCGAGCACTACACGAGGATTGGCGGCAGCGAGTACTTCTTTGCCTATCTCGATGACTACCCCGATGACCCGGTGGTCTTCGACGACACCGGGCATCTCGTGCGGAGCAAAGAGCGGCGCGTGTTCGACAACGTCTTCGTGTTCAACCCCAGCGATGGAACGCTCGATGTGTACGCCAAGGGCGGGAAGAAGGTGTACGAGCCCCTCCAGCAGAGGTTCTGCAAAGCCGTGCTTGGCGTTGACATCGGGCCCGCGGACCCGAAGCGCCCCGCGTACGCCCTTGATCACCTGCTCAAGCCGGACAGGAGGCTGCCCACCGATCCCAAGGATCGCATCGTCGCGGTCACGATCACCCGCGTGCGGGTGGAGCCGATCGACCGCCCCGGCGAGTACATCGAGCTTGGGCTCAACCCCGAGCGAGGCATTCACCGGATCGATCAGGCGATTGCCGAGTACTTGAACACCCAGCGGCTGACGCCCGACCGGCTGCGGGTGAAGCAGATGTCGTTCGAGTTGCGCTTCTCAGCGGAGGCGCGCCCCCGCCCGCTGAGGTTTAGCGTCAGCTGCCCCAACTCCTGCGACCTCAAGAGCAAGCCGGACGAGCTGCGCGCGATCGGCGAGCGGTGCCTGCGGCTGTGGGAGGTGACCCATGGGTGATCTCCTCTCCCGCCTGTGGGCGTGTTTCGACAGCAGCGAGCCGCTCTTTTCCGCCCGTGAGGTGGCATCATGGCCGGATGGGCAAGCCCAGTGGCTCCAGGAGCGTGGGGTGCTCTGCGCCACGACGTCCGCCTCGCGCGTGGGCTGTTCGTGCTGCGTTTCAGCGCATGTCGAGGATGTGCTGGAGGTTCCCGACGCCGAACCGCCTCGGTTCTTCATTGCGTGCCCGGAGTCGGTCACGGTCGAGGTTGATTCTGAAGCCCTGCGGCAATGGACGATCGACGGTGACGCTGTCGCGTCGCTCATCGCGGCGGCGCTTGGTCTTCAGGGACGCCCCACTCCGATCGAGTCTGGCCGTGTGTGGCGGCTCGGCACAACCCGATGGCAGCAGACATCCCGTGAGGTGTTGCTGGCCCGGGGGCTCGGTGCCGATGATGCCGCCCGCATCGCAGCCCACGCGGGTTCGGCAGGTCGGCCCATTGTGCTGGTCAGCGGCCAGGAACCCCCATCCCATGTCTGGCCGGGGCGGCCACCGGCCTGTGTCGCACTGTCGCGGGTGATGTCGCAGCATGCGACAGGGCTGCTGGCGGATGTCGTCCTGCTTCACGACCTGGTTCAGAAGGCCGACGAGCTTCAGGCGCAGGTGGAGCTCTTGCCGCTGGACCCGGCCGGCAAGAAGCGCGTATTGCGCCGGCAGGCCCAGGCTGCGGCAGCATCACACCAGCAGGACGAGGTACTGGTCGGCGCGTACCAGGCATGCCACTCGTACCGCGAGGCGGCCAAGGTGCTCTCGGCACGCCTGAAGACCAAGATCACCAAGGACAAGGTCAAGCGTGCCGTGGACCGCGCCGGCGGCCCCTCTGCCGTCATCAACGGAGCCAACAGCAACTCGGTGGTCCGGACTGTCGCGTCGCACCGACGCGACAAAGGTGGGAGATTCTGAAAATCGTGCAGGTGCCGTGAAAACAGGCCTCTGCGCGTTGTTCGACATCGATGGCGTGCGTCGCGGGGCGTTCAGAACCGCGACACCGGCCGGTGGGTCCGAGGGCCACGAGGGCCATAACCCGCCGGTCGCTACAAGCTCGTGAATGTCTGCGGCGTGCGCCGCGACGCGAGATTGGCACGGACGGGGGATGGCTCCGGCCCCGGAGGTCACCCGTGACCAACGGCGCATCACTGAACGACCAATACATCCGCACACTCATCCTGATCAAGGCCCGCAGCCTGATGAAGTCCCCGGCCTTCCGGGGCGTCGAACGCGACGACGTTCTGCGGGACCTGACGCTCATCCTCGCCAAGCGGCTCGGCCAGTTCGATCCCGAGCGGGCCCAGCTTCGCACGTTTGTGTCCCGCGTTCTGGACTCAGCCGCGATCACCCTGCTTCGGGCTCGCCAGCGTGAGAAGCGCTCCGGCGACCACGGCATGGCATCCATCGAGAGGCTCCGGGAGAGCCAGACCACGGATCCGGTCACCGGCTCGGCAGCGGTCGGGGAGGCCGATGGGGCTCGCCGCCTTGGGCGTGAGGTCCGCTCCCCCATCGATGAGTTCCATCTCAATGACTCGATCCGCGAAATCGTGGCGGCGCTGCCCCCCGATCTCGCCGACTTGTGCCGTGCGCTGCAGGAAGACTCCGCAGTGTCGACCGCTCGCGGCCTGGGCATTTCCCGTCGCCAGCTGCGCAATCGCATCGCCGAGCTTCGTGTGCGATTTGCCGCCGCGGGCTTCGAGACGTTTTGACCAAAGCGGACAGCGGCCCTGCGGACGGCGTATGTAGCCGGGGAGCAGCACCCCAGTGTGCAGCGAGGAGTTGACCATGACCACCGGCGTGTACCGCTTCACCCTCGACAAGGACATCGCCCTCACCGACGCGGAAGCAACGCTGCACCTAGCGATGATCGCCGCCGAGGGGCTCTTCGGCAACGCGATCGTCCGCATGGACGTCAGCTTCGCGGCGGACCAGGCCAGCCGAAGCCTGACCGTCGATGGCACCACGCCGGTGGGCGCAGCGGTTGTCCGCATGTTCACTTCACTGATGCTCCGCGAGTTCGGCGAGGACGCCTTCACCGTCCGGCGCGTGAAGGCGTCCTCAGCCGAGCCCACGGCGGCCGCCGCGTGACCGCACCACTTCCGCTCGTCCGCCTCGGACAAGGCGCGTTCACCCGCGAGATCTGGCCCCACGACCTCGATCCCTCATCCCCCAAGCACGGAGATCCCATGCCCGCAACCGCCGCCCCCCAAAACCTCATGAACCAGATCAGCAAGGGCCGCAAGGCCCGCCCCCGCCGCGTGATGCTGTACGGCACTCACGGCATCGGCAAGAGCACCTTCGGCGCAATGGCCGAGAAGCCCATCTTCGTCCCCACCGAAGACGGCCTGGCCGACATCGACTGCGAGTCGTTCCCGCTGGCCCGCAGCCTCGGCGAGGTGATGGCGGCGCTCGAGTCGTTGTACTCGGGCGACCACGACTACCGCACAGTCGTCATCGACAGCCTTGACTGGCTCGAGCGCCTGATCTGGGGCGAGGTCTGCGCCGACGAAAGCGTGGAGAACATCGAGAAGATCGGGTACGCGAAGGGCTTCGCCTTCGCGGTCGACAAGTGGCGTGCGGTGCTCGGCGCGCTCGATGCGCTCCGCAGCGATCGCGGAATGACGGTCGTTCTCATCGCCCACGCCAAGATCGAGAAGTTCGAGAACCCCGAGACCGTGCCGTACGACCGCTATTCGCCGCGCCTGCACAAGCTCGCGTCGGCGCTGGTGCAGGAGTGGGCCGACGAGGTGCTCTTCGCCACGTACAAGGTCCACACCATCAAGGTCGACGAGGGCTTCAACAAGGCCAAGCACAACGGCGTTTCCACCGGCGAGCGGATCATCCGCACCGTCGAGCGTCCGGCGCACGTCGCCAAGAACCGCTTGGGTCTGCCCGAGGAGATCCCGCTGGACTACCGCGTCTTTGCGGCGCTCGTGCGCGGCGAGGACCCTTCCGCCGCCGTCGCCACCCCTGCCCCCACCACCGACAACGCCGGCGCGGCCTGAGCGCCGTTGCCGTTGCCCATCCCTCATCCGTCCATCACCAATCGCAAAGGAACTGACTCATGGCAACTCTGAACAACTTCGACGCAAACCAGGTTGACCCGTCCGTCGCTCTCGATCCGCTCCCCGCGGGCAAGTACCTCGCCGTCGTCTCCGAGTCGGAGCTCAAGCCGACCAAGACCGGGGGCGGCAAGTACCTGCAGCTGACCTTCCAGATCATCGACGGCGAGTTCAAGGGCCGGCTGGTCTGGGCCCGCCTCAACCTCGAGAACAAGAGCGAGATGACGGTCAAGATCGCCCGCGGCGAGCTCTCGGCCATCTGCCGGGCCATCGGCGTCATGCAGCCGAAGGACTCGGTCGAGCTCCACAACGTGCCGCTGGAGATCAACGTCGGGCTGAAGAAGCGCGACGACAACGGCGAGTTCACCAATGTCATTAAGGGCTACGCCAAGAAGGGCAGCGGGGGCTCGCCGGTGAGCGCCCGCGCTCCGGTCGGCGTCGGCCCGGGGAGCACGCCGCCCTGGAAACGCTGACCCCCCCAAGTCCATCCGGTCGCGTCCTCGAGCTCCCGTACCCGCCCAGCGTGAACCACATCTGGCGGCGCATGGGCTCTAGGACCGTGCTGAGCCGCGAGGGCCGGCGCTACCGCGTGAGCGTGTGCTCCGCCCTCGCGGCGAGGCGGGTAGTGCGGCTGAACGGTCGGCTGGAGGTGCGTGTCACCGTCTGCCCGCCCGACAGCAGGCGGCGCGACCTCGATAACGTGCAGAAGGCGCTGCTCGATGCCCTGGCCAGGGGCGGGGCGTACCGAGACGACTCGCAGATTGATCGGTTGATTGTCGAGCGAGGCCCGGTGACACCGAGCGGCAAAGTGCTGGTGGAACTCACAGAGATCAAGCCATGACTGTCCCGTGCCCACTCTGCGGCAGTACTCATCCACGCTTCGGCTTCTGCTGTGCTCCGTGCCATGCACGCTACATGGCGGAGCAGCGCAAGAAGTGGAACGCGCCGGCAACAGGCGTGCATCAGCCCGAGCGCGTTGGTTGCTTCTCTCCGAGCACGGAGGCTCGTGCTTGGTCATTGTCCCGGCCAGGCCGCCCCGATCCATGCTGGGATAGCGATGAGCAGGTTGGCTTGTGGTCGGTCTGCGTGCGAGCGCTCGAGGAGGCGGCGTGCTAATGGAGCTGCGACCGTACCAATCCGAAGCCATCGCCGCGGTGTACGAGCACCTGCGGACCCGCGATGACAACCCCTGCGTGGTCATCCCGACCGGCGGGGGCAAGACGCCGGTCATCGCCACGATCTGCCGTGACGCGGTCGGCCACTGGGGCGGACGCGTCGTGCTGCTGGCGCACGTGAAGGAACTCCTCGAGCAGGCGGCCGACAAGCTCCGCGTCATCGCGCCCGACGTGCCGATGGGCATCTACTCGGCTGGCCTCAAGCGCAAGGACCTCGGCTACGCCGTCACGGTCGCGGGCATCCAGAGCATCTGGAAGAAGGCATGCGACCTGGGGCCCGTGGATCTGATCATCGTTGACGAGGCGCACATGGTCCCCGCCGAGGACGACGGCATGTACCGCCAGTTCATCGCCGACGCGAAGGTGGTGAACCCCAACGTCCGCATCATCGGGCTGACCGCCACGCCGTACCGCATGAAGTCCGGCTCGATCTGCGCCGCCGAGAACATCCTCAACCACGTCTGCTACGAGGTCGGCGTCCGCGAGCTGATCGTGCAGGGCTTCCTGTCGTCGCTCAAGACCAAGGCGGGGTTGCAGAAGATCAGCACCGACGACCTGCACGTCCGCGCCGGCGAGTTCGTCGCCAGCGAGGTCGAGGACCTCATGGACAAGGAGGGGCTCGTTGAGGGCGCGTGCGCGGAGATCGCGCAGCACACCAAGGACCGCAGCGCCACGCTGATCTTCTCGTCGGGCATCCGTCACGGGCAGCACATCGTCGATGTGCTCAAGACCAAGCACGGCATCGAGTGCGGCTTCGTCACCGGCGACACCCCCGACGGCGTGCGTGCGGCGATCCTCGGCCGCTTCCGTTCGGGCGAGCTCAAGTACCTGTGCAACGTGAACGTGCTCACCACCGGCTTCGATGCCCCGCACATCGACTGCGTGGCGCTGGTGCGGCCGACCATGTCGCCGGGCCTCTACTACCAGATGGTGGGCCGGGGCTTCCGGCTCCACCCGGGGAAGACCGACTGCCTCGTTCTGGACTTCGGCGGCAACGTGATGCGTCACGGCCCCGTCGACGCGATCCGCATCGCCACCGACGATCGCGGCGACGGCGAAGCGCCCGCCAAGGAGTGCCCGAACTGCCAGGCCCTCATCGCTGCGGGCTACCAGACCTGCCCGCAGTGCGGCCACCAGTTCCCCGAGCCGAATCGACAGCAGCACGAGGCGAAGGCCAGCACCGAGGGCATCCTCAGCGGCCAGACCACGCGCGAGGAACACCGCGTCAGCGACACGACGTACCACGTGCACTACAAACGCAGCGACCCGTCCGCGCCGCTGACCATGCGCGTCGAGTACCGCGTTGGCTTCAACCGCTTCTTCCGCGAGTGGGTCTGCTTCGACCACACCGGCTATGCCCGGACGAAGGCGGAGGCCTGGTGGCGGGCTCGCTCGGTCGAGCCGGTGCCCGGCGGTACGGAGGAGGCGGTGGACATGGCCAAGGCAGGGGCGCTCGCACCGACGATTTCCATCACCGTCGAGAAGAAGGCCGGCGACCAGTTCGAGCGTGTCACGCAGCACGTGCTCGGCGATAAGCCCCCGCGCCTTGACAGCGAAGAAGGCCTGCCGGACCGGCCGCCGGAGCCCGCAGGCATGACGTACGGCATCCCCGAAGACGAAATCCCCTTCTGAACAAGGAGCATCGCATGATCACGATCACGATCGAAGAGACCGACAAGGACGGGCAGTTGCTCGGACGCCATGTGGCCTCCGCGCCCATCGACAAGAACGACACCAAGGGCATCGGCTCGCTGCTGGCGCGGAGCGTCGGCGGCCTGATGTACCACACCGAAGCCCGCGCGGAGATCCCGCTGCTGATCGCGGCCGCTGGCACGCACCGGGCGAGTTCATGCACGCGGGCGATCGGCCACGCGGCGGGGCTGGCCACCGGGACGTACGGCTTCGACCTGGCGATCAAGCCCGTCATCGAGATCGACCGCCTGCTGGACTACCGCGCCAGCAAGCGCGACCGCGAGACCGCGGCGCAGACGCTCAAGATCATGGGCGCCACCATCCGCCGCCGCGAGGACAACGAATAAGCGATGAGCGATGGCCCCTCCATCCTGCTTGAGTCGGCGCGCACGTACCTCGCCCGCGGGTACGCGGTGATCCCCGTGCCCGCGCGGAAGAAGATCCCCGTGCTCAAAGGGTGGACGGACCTGCGGCTTTCCGAGAGCGACCTGCCGGCGCACTTCAACGGCACCGGCAACATCGGCGTGTTGCTGGGCGAACCGAGCGGGTGGCTGGTGGATGTCGACCTCGACTGCGAGGAGGCGGTGGCGCTTGCGCCCAAGTTCCTCCCGCCGACGGGCGCGATGTCCGGGCGACCGGGCAAGCCCGCGTCGCACTGGTGGTACGTGTGCGAGGGGATGAAGACCCGCAAGCACCAGGACCCGGTGTCCAAGAAGATGATCGTGGAACTGCGGAGCACCGGGGCTCAGACGGTCGTCGGCCCGAGCATCCATCCCAGCGGGGAGCCCTACGACCCGCTCGACGGCGAACCCGCTGTGGTCGACGCCGGGGAACTGGCCGCCGCCGTCGCAGCGCTGGCTGAGGCCGTGACCGAGGCGCGGCACGGGCACAAGGAAACGATCGCTTCCCAGCCGCCGTCACTACGAAATGATCGCTTTTCAGCGGGCGACGCTGTGCTCCGCCGCGCCGCGGCCTACCTCGACCGCATCCCACCAGCGATCTCCGGCTCTGGCGGGCACAGTCAGACCTACACGGCCGCGACGGCGATGGTGCACGGGTTCGCCCTCGATCCCGAGGCGGCGTTCTCGCTGCTGCGGGATCGGTACAACCCGCGGTGCGAGCCGCCGTGGTCGGAGAAAGAGCTGCGGCACAAGGTGACCGACGCCGCCAACAAGCCGCACGACCGTCCGCTCGGCTGGCTCCGCGATGCTCAGAAGGCCGAGGATCTTGGCGGCGTGGACCTGTCGGGCTTCATGGCAGCGCCGGCGACGGCGAGCGACGAGACGGCGGCCCCGGACGAGGACACGCCGGTCGATCCCGGCCCGCTTCCCGAACGGTACCTCGCGGTGCCGGGGTTCATCTCCGAAGTCATGGCGTTCAACAGGACGACGGCCCACCGGTGGCAGCCGATGCTCTCGCTCGCCGGCGCGATGTGCCTGCAGGCCGTGCTCGCGGGCCGCAAGGTCCGCGACGAGCGCGGCAACCGCACGAACCTGTACGTCGTGTGCCTCGCGGGGTCCGGCTCGGGCAAAGACAACGCCCGGCTCATCAACAAGGCGGTGCTCTTCAAGGCCGGACTCAACGGGCTCGAGGGCAACGAGGACCTCGCCAGCGACGCCGGGCTGGTCACCGCCGTCGAAGCCGAGCCCGCGATCCTGTTCCAGATCGACGAGTTCGGGCGCTGGCTCCGCACCATTGGCGACCCGAAGAAGGCCCCGCACCTGTTCAACGTCATCTCCACGCTCATGAAGATGTACTCGTCGGCGCGGAGCGTCTTCAAGGGCAAGGCCTACGCCGACGCCAAGCGGAACAAGGTGATCGACCAGCCGTGCGTCTCGCTTTTGGCGACCACCGCGCCGGAGCACTTCAAGCACGCGCTCACGCCCGACGCCATGAGCGACGGGTTCATGGCACGGCTCATCGTGTTCGAGACCGGCGAGATGCCGCCGCGCGTGTGGCAGCCGGAGAAGGACCCGCCGCAATCGATCGTGGACGCGGCAGCTTGGTGGGGCGCGTTCAACCCCGGCGGCAACCTCAGCCGCGAGCACCCCAAGCCGATGGTGGTTCCGACCACCGATGACGCCCGCGCCGTGTTCAACCGCCTCGCGGCGCTTGCCGACGCCGAGATGGAGCGCCCGCGCGAGGACCTGCGATCGATCTGGGCACGCGTCGAGGAGAAGGCGTGCCGCCTGGCGCTGATCTACGCGTGCTCCAAGAACCGCGAGAAGCCGGTCATCGACGCCGACGCAGCCGAGTGGGCGTGCGGCCTGTCCGAGCACCTAACCCGCCGCGTCCTGTACCTCGCCCACGAGTATGTGTCGCAGGGCGAGTTCGACGCCAAGCAGAAGGCCGTCCTCCGCGCGATGCGGACGGCAGGCGGACGCATGACCCGGTCGCAGATGTGCCGCGTGACCCAGCACCTGACCCAGCGGGAGCGGGACGAGGTGCTTGAGAACCTCAAGGAGACCGGCCGCTTGAAAGAAGGGGTCGAGCCGACCGCCGGGCGGTCAAGGAGGGTGTATGAACTCCTGCCGTAG